CTACGTCTACGACGCTGCCGGCTACCCGATCCCGGCGACGACGATCCCGACGCGGTTGCAGCAGGCGACGGCGATCCTGGCCCTGATGCACATCCAGGGCGAGGACATCATGCCGAGCACGCAGACGGGGGCCGACATCAAGTCGGAGACGTTGAGCTCGGCCAGCGGCGCCTCAAAGTCGGTCACCTACATCGGCGGCAAGCGTGCGGAGACGCAGTTCCCGATCATCGACCGGATGCTGATGAGCTCGGGTCTGACGAGCGGCGGCGCTGGCTGGGGATGGCTGGACCTGTGACGCTTGCCGACGACTTCCGCCAGCTCGACGCCGACCTGGCCGACCTGTTCGGCCAGACGGCTACGCTGACCGTCCGCACCGCGACGACCTACGCCGCCAACGGCACCGTCACGGAGACGACGAGCACGGCCACGGTGACCGCCGAGGGGCCGGTGCGCGACCTGGACCGCTACGGGGCCGCCGGCCTCGACCAGTCGGTCACGGCCACCTGGTACGTCCCGGCGCTCGGCCTGGCGCTGGTGCCGAAGAAGGGCGACCGCATCACGGCCGGCGGCGTCATCTGGCAGATCGTCGCCGTCGAGACCTACAGTTTGAACGGCCAGACGACGAGCTACCGCTGCGACTGCGGCGAGGTCGGGCAGGTGACGCCGTGACGTCGGCCGCCAAGTTCAACGCCGAGGTGAAGGCGTGGTTCGACACCAACGTCGTCAAGAAGCCGCTTGAGGTGCAGCGCATTGCCGTCCTCGAGGCGCTGACGTCGGCCGTGCAAGCTACCGCAATCGGTAACGAGCAGAACTGGAAGATCCAAGACGGCCGCGCCGAGCGTGGTTTGCCGCCTTACAAGCGCAAGGGCTACGTCGGCGGTCGCGCGCGCGGCAACTGGCAGATCAACTTCGGCTCCCCTTTGCGGGAGCAGCTAAACGTCATCGACAAGACCGGCGTCACGACGATTCGACGCGGCATGGCGGTCGCGCGCGGCATTCAGCAGCTCGGCATCACCTACCTGACCAACAATCTTCCCTACATCGGCGTGATCGACCAGGGCAAGCCAGGCACAAACCCGAAGTACAAGCCGTGGTCGTTGCAGTCGCCGCAGGGCATTCTGAAGCCGATCATTGACGGCGTACTGGCACGCCTGAGGTCGATCCGGTGAGCCAGGCCGCCGCCATCGAAGCCGTCCGCGCGCGGTTCATCGCGCAGGTCGCAACGCCGAACAGCCTGGTCGTGATCTACGACAACGGGCCGGTGCCGGCGACGACGACGCCGCGCGCGGTTGTCACGGTGTCCATCGACGACGAGCAGCAGCTCACGATGGGCGGCGCGCGCAAGTTCCGCGCGACTGGCTCGCTTGAGGCGCAGCTCTACATCCCGCGCGAGCGCGGCGACGCTGCGCTGCTGGCGCTGGCGCAGGACGTCCTCGACGCCTTCCAGGGCGTCACTACCAACTCTCCCTTGGTCCGCTACACGCCGCCGCCGTCGCTGGTTGGCGCGGTGGACTACGACGATGCGATGGCACGCCGCACGGTTCGCGTGCCGTTTCTCACTGACTTCACCGCATAACCATGGCTGACGGCTCCAGAATCCGCGTCTCGATTGTTGCAGAAGGCTCCTATGGCGTGACCCCAGGCACGCCGACCATGCTGGTCTTGCCGGTCACCGGCTCCGGCCTGGCCGACCGGCTCGGCTACGTCCAGTCGAACGTGATCAACCCAGACCGCAACGTCGACGACCTGGTGCGTTTGTCGAAGGCTGCCGGCGGCACGATCCCGCTGGAGCTGCGCTACAGCCCGTCGGGCGAAGGCCTGAGCAACGCACTGCTGGCTCTGCTGTCGCAGTCGGCCTACACGGCGAGCACTTCGGAAGGAAGCTGCACCATCGCCGGCGGCAACAAGAACGTGACCAAGGCCGCGCACGACTTCCCGGCGGACGGCTTCGTTGTTGGCGACATCGTCAAGGTTTCCGGCAGCTCGGTCACGGCGGAGAACGGCTACTACCGCGTCACCTCGTCGGCTGTAGGCACGCTTGGCCTTGACGCTCCGGCCAACTTCACCGCCGGCGGCTCGTCGGTCACGGTCACCCGCGGCTCGCGCGCGACGAACGGCACGGCGACGCCGAGCTTCACCGTCGAGGTCGCGCACCTCGACCTGGAGAAGGCGCAGATCTACACCGGCTGCGTCATCAACACGATGGACCTCAACCTTGCCATCGGCCAGCTGGCAACCGTCACGCTCGGCATCGAGGCGCAGAGCAGCACGCGCGTCGACAACTTCATCGGCTCGTCGGGCATCTACATCACCGGCGCGACCTACACGGCGGCCACGACGCACCCGACGCTTGACCCCATCGGCGTCGCCGAGATCCGCGTCGGCGGTGCGGACTACGCCGCGCAGAGCCTGACGCTCAACCTGACCAACAACGCGCGCGCGCGCGAGCAGATCGGCAGCCTGGGTCCGGTCAGCATGGCTCGCGGCTTCTTTGGCGCTACCGGCTCGGTCGTCGCGTACCTGGCCGACTGGACCGACCACAACGCCTTCGCCGGCAACACGCCGACCGACCTGTGGTTTGCGGCCATCGACGCCAACGGCCGCGGCTGGTCGATGAGCCTGCCGCAGGTCAAGTTCTCGGACGTCAGCAGCCCGACGCAGGGCAACAACACCGACGTCTTCAAGAACATCAGCGTCACCGCCTACAAGGATCCGACGGAGAGCTGCACGGTGCGGCTCCAGCGTTGGGACTGACAGCTAGCGAAGGACTCATGCCATGGAACTGAACAGCATCAAGCTGGACCCGAGGAAGATCACGGGCGGCGTCTGGTGGGCGTTGGAGCGCCTGCCGGACGGCACGCTTGGCGGGCGCGCGCTGCGCGGCGAGCCAGGCGACGAGCCGGCGCTTTGCGTCAAGCCGGCCGGCGTCGAGTTCGACCGCGCGCTTGAAGCCGCGCGCCGGCCGTACCTCGTCGAGATCCGCGACCGGCGCCTGCCGCCGGAGACCGAGCGGAAGATCCTGGCCGAAGCCGTCGCCGAAGCGCTCTGGGTCGGCGCGCAGAACCTGACCGTCGGCGGCGAGCCGCTGGTCTACAACAAGGAACGCGGGCAGCGGATGCTGGCCGAGCCGAGCTGGTGGAACCTGTGCGACTTCATCTTGGCCGTCTCGCGTGACCGCGCCGCGGTCCTCGCTGACGAGGAAGCCAAGGCCGCGGGAAACTGATCGCGGCCCTTCGATGGACACTCGGCCGCAGTCAGACGAAGCAGCGCGACGATGCGCTGACCGCATGGCTGCGGAAGAAGGGCCGACCCGTACCCGAGCAGCTCGAGGAGCACGAGCCCGAGCTCGACGCCGACCTTGTGCCGGTGTTTGTCGCCTGGACGCAGCTAATGGACGGCCGGCAGGTCGGCAACGGCGAGGCGCTGAGCTGGTCCGAGCTGTCGCGGTACTGCGAGGACCATGGGGTCGACGGAGAGGCTCGCCGGCGCTGGTGCCGGCTGCTAAAGGCTATGGACCGCGCCTACGTTGCGCACATCAACACGAGGGCAGATGGCAACGCTGGAACTAGCAATCGACGCGACGAAGGCCCAGCAGGGCGCGCAGGTAGCGCAGCAAGCGTTCACGCAGGTACAGAAAGCCGCTGAGGGCGCTGCGCGGTCGATCCAAGTCAGCAACCAGGCGGTCTCGTCGGCCTTCCAGGCGACCGGCGGCACGGTGCAAGTTGCCGGCGGCATCACTGCCACGGCCAAGGCGCTCGCCGACCTGAATATCGCAGCGGCATCATCGAACGCCGCGCGGCTGCTGCTGGAGATTGGCAAGACGGCGCAGGACTTCAAGGAAGTCGCCGCCGGCGTGCAGCAGGTCACGACCAGCTACGACATCTACGGCACCAAGATCACGACGGTCACGCAGGCGACGAGTCGGTTCGGGGCCGTGTTCGCCACGCTCAACGGCATCATCAAGGCGAACCCGCTGCTCGCCGCGGCGACGGCCATCAGCGCCATCGGCACGGCGCTGTCGCTGTTCAGCTCCAAGACCGAGCAGGCGACCGACGCTTACCGTGGATTCACCGAAGAGCTCGCCAAGACGCGCATTAGCGACCAGGCCGCGGCGATCCTTGGCATCCAGGGGCCAGGCGCAGGCAGGCGCGCAGGCGCCCTGCAGCAGGCGGCAGAGTTCACGGCAGCCGGCGGCACGCTGACGACGGGCCAGCTGCCTGGCATGGAGTCGCAGGTCGCGCAGTTCCTGCGGCAGCAGGGCGACGTGCGGCAGCAGCTGTTGGCGCGGCAGTACCTGGAGACCGGCGGCACGACCCGCATGGGTCAGAGCGCGCTAGGCCGCGAGCAGTTCGTCCCTGGCCTGCCTGGCAACATCGAGCTGACGCGGCAGCAGACGGAAGCGCTGTTGAGGCAGCTGTACCAGACCAATCAGAAGCAGCTCGAGGCCGATAAGGCCAGCGCGACGGCGGCCGACGACGCCGCCAAGGCTCGCCGGCAGATTGCCGACCAACTGCAAGCGCAGGTCGTGCAGTTCGGCGCAGATCGCGCCGAGCCTGGTGCGCTGGGTGGCTTTGAGACCCGCGACTACCGAGCGCCGTACTTCTTGCAGCGGCCGACGGTCGCGCCTGGCACTTACGAGTTCGGCGCTGGGCCTGTGCCGCAGCAGTTCCCGCAGGTCGGCTTCCCGACGGGCGGCTATGCGACTGCGGGCTATCAGTACAGCGGCGGCCGGCTGCGGCCTGAGTACCAGGTCGAACCCGGCCAAGCTCCGCCGCTGCTGCAACGGCCGGAGCGCATGACGATGCAGGACTTCGGCGGCACGGCTGACATGGCGTCGCAGGCGCTGGAGAATGCCGTCGTCACCGCTGCGGCGATTGCCAACTACAAGAAGCAGGAAGCCGAAGACGCCAAGCGTGTCGCCGAGAGCTTTGCACGCGCTGCCGACTACGCCGGCCAGGTCGGCGGCAGCCTCGGCGCGGCCTTTGCCGACGTGCTGATGAAGACCACGACCTTGCGCCAGGCCTTCGCTAGCATCGTCGCCAGCTTCGCGCGGCAGGGCTTGTCAGACATCGGCACCGCAATCTTCCGCGGCGCTGTCAACGGCCTGACGCCAACGCAGGCCGGCGCGAACGCAGGCCTGACCGCGCCAGGAACGACTCCACGAGCCTAGTCCATCATGGCCTTCCACGACGTCACCCTTCCCGACGAGTTCCAGTACGGCAGCCAGGCCGGCGCGGGCTTCTCGACCATCGTCCAGCAGACGGCGAGCGGTCACGAGATCCGCGTCGCGCGGCAAGCGCAGGCTGTGCATCGGATGAGCCTGCGCACCGAGCTGCGCACGGCGCAGGACGCTAAGACCCTCAAGGCCTTCGCGCTGGCGCGTCGCGGCTCGTTGCACAGCTTCAAGATCAAGGACTGGTCGGACTACACCAGCGCCGGCGACGGCGAGAGTGCGCCGACGATGCTCGACCAGGTGATCGGCACCGGCGACGCATCGACGGCGACGTTCCAACTGGTGAAGCGTTACGAGGTCACCGGTCCGAACCCGTACGTCCGCACGATCACGCTGCCCATCGCGGGCACGGTAGTCGCGGCGATCAACGGCATCGCCACGGGGGCCTTCACGATCAGCGGCACGGGCCAGATCGTGTTCTCGTCTGCGCCTGGCGCTGGCGCGATCATCACGGCGGGCTTCCAGTTCCATGTCCCGGTGCGGTTCACGCTCGACGTCGACCGCTGGACGCGGTTGCAGGCCGATGCGTTCAACGTGTGGAGCTTGCCAAGCCTCGACGTGCAGGAAGTGCTCAACGAGGTCGAGTACCCAGAGCGCTGGCAGCACGGCGGCAGCAAGTATTGGGGCACGATATCGCAGAGCATTCGCTTGGCGTTCAACGACGGCGCGTTCCACGTCATGCAAACCAACACGGCCAGCGTGTCGGCGTTCCTGCCGATCCCGACCTACGCCGGCAGCGGGCCGCATATGTTCACGATCTACAACTCGGGCGGCACGCAGAACATCACGCTGCTCGACGACACCGGCGCAACGGTCACGACCATGGCACCCTTTGATACCACACGCATCGCGCTGTCGCGTGACAGCGGCGGCACCGTGACCTGGCACGCCTACTAACATGGGCAACACGGCAATCGACGAGCAGCGCGGCGGTTCGGTCGACGTGACCCTTGGCAGCCCGACCGTCTACCAGGCTGGGCTGCCGAGCGGGCCTGGCGGCGTGCGGCTGTACGTCGTGCGGCCGACGGTTGCGGGCTCGTCGTTCCGGCTGCCGAACCCGAACTACTGCACCGTCGGGGCCGAGCCGGTCTGCGTCGTCATCAACAAGGGCACGCAGTCGATCGACATCACCAACTTCGGCGGCACTTTGATCACGTCGCTGGCGGCAAACAGAGCTATCGAAGCCTACCTGCTAATCGTCGGCGTCGACCTGTGGAGCCCTATCGGCCCGTTCGTCGTCAGCTCGAGCGGCGGACTGAACGGCAACCGCAAGCCGTTCGAGGTCGTCTACACCGCGAGCTCGACGACGCGCACGAACGTGCGCACGGACGTGGCGAAGCAGTACGGCTACGTCGGGGCAGACGGGCCGGCTGCGGTCGCCGTGACGATCAAGAGCGGCGTCGTGCTGGGCGGCGGAACGCCGACTGGCGCGTCGTTACTCACTGGCGGCTGGCCGGCGGGCTCGACGATGCTGATCACGCTGGAGTCGGGCGCGTTCATCGCAGGCGCAGGCGGCGCGGGTGGTCGAGGCGCTGACATCAACGGCGCTGGCGTCGGTGCCGGTGGTGACGGCGGTTTGGCGATGAACGTGTTGGTCAACGCTGCGCTGATCAACAACGGCACGATCCAAGGCGGTGGCGGTGGCGGTGGCGGCGCTGCTCGGCGCTTAATCAACAGCGTTTGGTTGCCTGGCGGCTCTGGTGGCGGTGGCGCAGGAGCCAACCCAGGCGCAGGCGGCGGCATCGTCAACAGCAACAACGCCACAATCGGGCAGGCCGGATCGTTCACGGCAGGCGGACTAGCTGGCGATGCTGGCGGCTACCAGGGCGGCGTCGGCGGTGCGCCTGGCGCTCTGGGCGGCAACGGTGCGCCTGGCACGGCTGGCGGCGGCGGCGCTCGAGGTGCAGCGGGCACAGCGATCCAAGTGCTGGCCAGCGGCGGCTTCAGCCTGACCAAGATCGTCGCAGGCACCATCACTGGCGCGGAAACGAGCATCTGATGACGACCCGACCCGGCAACCTTGGCCTCGACAGCCTGCGCTA